TCAGCGTCGAGGATCCCGTAATACTCAGGGTCCTCCTCTTCCAGGTGATCGTGAACGCTCTTCGGTAGAGCGTCCTCAGCGATCTCCTCGCACACCACCGCCTCGATCGGGTTACCCATCGGGTCCCGCAGCAGGGTGTAGCGGTTCAGGTGGAAGCACTGCAGCCCGTCTTCGGAGACATAGAGCAAGCAGTTGCCGGCCACGATCAGGTGGACCAGCGCCTCATGCACCGCCACCCGGTCGTTGCTGGTTTCAATGCTGCGAAGCACTGAACGCTCAAGGCGAGCCAGGCCCACCTCCATCTCGGTCTTGGCCTTGGCGATCTGGCTTTCGCTGGCCCCACCATCTGCCATCGCGGCTTCCTGCTTCTGCATCGCCACGTCGTCAAACGTGAAACGGAAGAAGCTTTCAGTCGGTGGCAGCAGGGCCATCAACAGCCGGCTGGCCAGGTTGTGAACACCACGAGCACCGATGCCATTCCACGGCAGGGTGAAGGTCTCGTTGTTATTGGAGGACGGCTCATTTGATTGCGGGATCAAGTACGGCACCGTCAACCGAGCAGCACTCCGCGCCCGGCTGAGGTAGTAATCCCGGTCGGATTGAAGGGCGCGATAACGCTGCTCGGCAGTGGCCATGGTCAGATAGCGATGGAGAGACCAGTGCCAGCGGTAGAGGACACCAGTGGGCTGACGGACAGATCAGTGCCCGTGGGCTTAGGCCGCGCCGTGATCGGCACCGTGGTCTTGGCTCCCGTCACAGGATCGACCGTGGTGCTGGTGGAGGCATACGGGGTGATGCTGTTCATCCCGCCAGCCTTGTTGGCATCGACCATCGTCTGCATCAACTGGGTGATCGACCCCATGTAGAGCTGCGCCTGCTCGGCATTGGCAGCGATCTGAGCGTTGATGGATTCGATCAAGGCGTTGTTGCTGTCCTGAACGGACTTCTCCCAGGCACCAATCGGCCCCTCACCAGGGGCTGTTGTCGGTGCGGGATCGGTCGCTGCGCCACCCCGGCCGCCCCGGCCCCGGCCACCACCGCCACCACCACCAGCTGCGCCGGCGCCACCACCACCGCCGCCACCACCAGGGGCAGGGATGGCCCCCATCGTCCTTGGCAGCACAACCGGGTTGTAGACAGTGGTGCCAGGCGTGTGCGTGCCGCCGGTCCACGGGTCGTTATTGCTGTACCCAGGAGTGGTGGTGGTGCTGTGGCCGGCATAGATCTGCCCTTGCCCCATCCGCAATCCGTCCAGCGGCCGCAAGGATTCAATCGCTTGCGATGCCCCAGCGCTCAACCCCATCGGGTAGCTGCTGGCGTTGGGACCGAGCTTGCCTGCGTTGTACTGATTGACCAGGTTGGCGCCTAGCGTCGCGCCCCTCTCCACGGCCTTGGCCATGACCTGAGCAACGGTCTTGCCAGTGCTCTCTGCAATCCGCAGCGCCTCATTCCGGTTGACGTTGGTGCCGGCGGACTTGACCGACGAGCCAAGACTCGAGCCACTCTTCTTGCTCGGCTTAGCGGTAGCTGGCTTTGCCATCAGTTCCTCAGGTGGTGGTGGTGGTCAAATCAATCCGCAGGCTCCTGCGGTTGCGGTCCGATTCAGTCTCCACTCCTCTGTCCTTCCCAACCACCACCTTCGTGGCGCTCTTCTCTGGCGGGGGCGGCCCAACCAATGCAGCCATCTGCAAAGCGTTCTGACCAACGATTGAAGGGCTATTCGCTGCTGCTTCCTGTAATCCCTTCGCTTGATCCAACACGCCGGCCAGCATGTCGTTGGAACGATCCAACTGCTGCTGCGCAAGCATCAACGGCGTGTCGTCAGCCGTGACGCGGTTGATCGCTTTGACGACCTTCCGCAGCTGCTTGCCGGCTCTCTTCCTTTCTTTCTTGTGGTAATTGATCTTGGCGCCTTGGACCTTGCCGGCCCCTCCCATGCACATCAGTCCACCTCCAATACAAAGGCACCTTCCTGTTGTTCCTCCAGCTTGGAAGCAAGCCAGCGGACAACCGAAACCTGCCCAGCCCTGAACCACACTTCCTTCTCGTTCCAGTCGAGATCGGCAGCTCGCTCAGGGAACTGAGCTGCCAATGCAGCAACCAACTGGTCGGTCAGCAAGGGGAAAGGAATCACCACACAGGTGCATCACACTCTCAGGCTACCGGTGGCTTCCACAGGATCGGAATACCCCGTTCGTGGTCGTACTCTCCCGCCCGCAAGATGCGAGCACAGCGGGCTTGAGTGATCGCATAGCGCTCATCAAATCCCGCCTTTTCATAGGCGCGCCGCACCGCAAGCCACATCTCTGGCTCGTCACTGCAATCAGCCAGCAGCTTCTTCGCCGTGACCGGACCGTATTTCGGACAGCCGGGATAACCATCCGTGACATCACCGGTCAGTGCCTGCCCGTAGAAAGCCATGTCGCCATCGCGCCTGGTCACCTCGATCAACCCCTCCGAACGCAGATGCGTGCCAGGGAGGGTGAGCATGTCCTTGTCTTGGCTGACGATCACATCGCCCTCCTCGTAGAGGATGCCGAGCACGTCATCACCCTCAACCTCAGGCAGCGTTGCGATCGACCAGCCGCGACCAGGTGCCACCGTCTTCACCCAATCAATCAGGTGCAGATAGCCGGCCGGCTTGCGGTACTTCTTCCTGCCGGACTTGTACGCCGGCCAGAGTGAGTAGCGGAAGCTCGGGCCCTCGCTAAACACCAGCACCGCATCAAAGTTGGGCAGCTGTTCCATGAACTCAGCCACCTGGTCCTGGAAGCTGGCCTGCGCTTCACCGTGACGGCAGAAGTAGGTCCAATCATTTGGCGCCCACTCCGCCTCGACCTCGGCCCCTGCTGCGCAGCGGTAGAGGTAATACTCCGCGTCAATTAGAGCCTTCATTGCCCTCGCACTCACGGATCAAGCGATCGGCTACTTCATTGATCGCCAAGTGGCAGATCTTGGCTTGACCCGGATCTGGCGCCCAGGTGCGGATGCGTTGGCTCATCTCATGAATCACCGCCTTCATCCGCCTGGGGTCGTCGATGCCGTACTCACCCAGCGCCCAGTACAGCTCAGTCAGCTCAGTCAGCAAAGTCATTGGACGATGGTTGCGGTGGAATCGGGCCAGCGGTTGCTGGCGTAAAGCTTGGCCTTCGTTGCAGTGGCAGCACGGATGGTGACACGCATTGGCCGGTCCCCTTTGATGGTGACCAGCAGGTTGAAGAGCTTGGTGTGCTCAGTAGGCAGCGGACGACTCAGCCCCTCGCCAAGCTTCGGCTGAGGGCCCAACATCGAAGGAGGGATCAAGTAACTGGGTTCACGCCGCATCACTCGCTCTCCGCTTCCAAGACGTGACGCAGCGCGCAGATGTAGCCATCACTGAAGGCCTGGCCATACTGGCGGCCATCCTTTGTTGAGTCACTGCGACGCTCCATCCCGTACAGAATCAGGCGCTTGATCACGCCAACTGTGACATCAAGTGGCCGATCGTCACTGTGGTTTGATGTTTCTTGTGTCATAGATCCTCGTTGTTTTTTGGGTGCTGCCTACGCTCCACAGAACGGTGCAACTGTTTTCAATGACAGTGGCGATAACGCCTTTCTTCCAGCCGTCAGCCGTATAGAACTTGACGGGCTGACCCTTGCGAAGTGAAGACCAGTTCAAAACACAAACCGATGACCTGACTTGCGATACGCGCCCATGTCCCTGAAGTCGATGTCCAAGAACTCCGGGTGCGCTTCAAGGAACTCCTTGCTCGGCAGCGTCGGCTCTCTTGCGGTCTTGTTGAACTGACCGATGGACCACAAACCAGTAACCAAGCCGCGCTCGAGAATCTCCCGCAGCTCGATGCCGCTGATCAGTGGCTCCATTGCGCCTCCTCTTCCGCAAGAAAGTTCAGGTAGTCCGCCCACTTCGCTGGTGTAAGACCAGGCCCTTCGTCATGCCGAGGTGGCAGAGCAGGAAGCTCAGTCGTTGCAAACGGCAGATAAGCCGCGGCGTTATGCGGATCAGGGCTTGCCGTGATCGATACAGTCCGCTGCGGCAGCAGCCGAAGCTGCTCATCTGTCGGCTTGCACATCGCTGGCAGCTCCTGGCGGAACCCCCAGCTGCGATTGGCCAGTCCGTTCTCGCTGCGATACAGCGGAACCATCAGCTCCTTCCAGGTCGGATACCTCAGGAAATCCTTCCCACCTGTGTTTTGCAACCACTGCTCGGCTGCCCACACCAGCTGCGGGTCACTCACCTCCGGGAACTCCGTGGTGAATGACACGAACTTCAGCTGGCAGATCGTGGTGGTCCAGCGATCTGCATCCTTGATCCTCAGCTGCGCCGCAATCATTTCGGCCACAGCCAAGAACGTTTCGATCGTCAGGCGCCCTGTAGGTTCCACCGCGAAATCGCCTCCTGCATTGCTTGGTTCTTGGGTATCAGCCCCGCTTCTGCTGGGGGCGCAGCGTCCTTGATGTATTCAGGTTTGAGCGTCTGCCAGCCGTGCTCAATACCCGCCTGAGCGAGCACCACCTGCTGCCACTCCGGTAGAGCA